TCGGGAGGGTTCAGCAGGGACCGCAGCTGGTCATCAAGCAGGATATGCTGACCCTTCTTCAGGCCCTTGGCAGTCACATACTCATTGATGCGCTTGGTCACATCGGCACGAGAGATGCGGTCCTCGGGACCCATGCTCAGAAAAGCCTTGAGCTCGGGTGACACATTCTGGGGCTTGCGGAATCCGTTATTCAGAGAACGAGCCTTAGCCTTCTCGCCACTGGGGTCCTCGATGTGCTGCTTGACCTTGCGCAGATCCTTGCGAAGAGCCTTGATCTCGTCGCGCAGGGAAGCCAGAGCAGTTGCAATGTCGGTGGTGGATGCCATCTTCTATCTAACAAGGGCTCATTTCCTTTAAGTGAAAATTGCGAGGGTACTCAATAGCAACAGGCATACCAGGATAACACTCAGAAAAACGAAGGTTCCTATACTGAATGTATTGGGAGAGACCTGGACACCCTGGAGTATACGGTAGAGCACACTTGGTTTCTTGTAGGTGAGTTGCTCGAATGGTCGGCCAATTATAGGGACCGGTTCGGAGATTGAGATGGTTCTAGTCCTTGATCCGTTGTCAGTCTCGATTGGTTCATTTGATATAGGCAGGCCAATTGGGTTGAGCTGTTTGACTGGAAATCTTTCTGGACGATTGCAGTTGATGCAGCACGAGTCACTGCATCTGAATCTAAACCCACCGTTGGATTTGGTGCAATAATTTTTGAATGGCTCTGTTTCATTCTCCGTGCACGAGCATGCGTTGCATGACATTAATAATAAACTAGAAATTAGTTAATGGAGTTTGGAACACCAGTAAAGCTGCCAGATGGCCGGTACTACCTGAAGATCACCGGTGAGAGTGTATATTTTCAGCTTAGCAAGATTGAGGTCGAGAGCCTGAGCAGAGATCTGTCCATCCAGCTGACTGATGCTCAGCAGGAGGCTATTCGCAAGTATGAGGGGGAGATCCTTGCAAAGGCCAAGGCTTCATCCCAGGACTGGTTTGGTCGCGAGGTGACGCCAGCTGCAATCGACAAGGCTTTCTATAGCTCACTGACTGATGGAAAGTTTGATGTGAAGATGGCGACAGCCAAGGGTGAGGTTGTCACTAAGGTGTTTGGCGCAGACAAGCAGCCCAAGGCTATGGAGGAGGTGTCTGGAAAGGTTGATCTGATTGTTGAGCTGTCGGGTGTGTACTTTTTCAAAAAGTCCTTCGGACCCATCTTCCGCGTCATCCAGGTCAAGGAGTCTGGCTCCGTCTCGAAGAAGGTGCCAGCCGAGTACATGTTCCAGGATGATGAAGATGATGAGGACCCAAATGATTATCTTGACTAGATATAAATGGCATTCCGTATTAACCCATGGATGATTGTCGCAGCTGTCCTCTTGTACATTTTCTTTATGCGTAAGGCTTCGTCATACTCTGGTAGCATCCAGGCTCCAGTGAGACGCGCTCACTATGACTCTGACAGTTATATTAGCTTTGGCAACAATGCCTCCAGCGAAGTCCAGGCCGGTGCAAACTATGCTCCCGGAGACTTTGAGTAATTTTTTTATCCATCGTTAGTATTAAATGAACGGCAACAGCAAGACTCTCGCATTGTTTGTTCTGGCCGCAATCGCCATCTATCTTTTGCTCGGTCAGAACAAGTCAGGTTATTCCCTTGCTCAGGAGCCAGGCTCTGATGTCAGCTCCAGCATTGACAGCAACATGATCCCTCGCGAGGTTTCAACTGACGAGGACTTTGGAACATTCTCCCCAGACTCAGTCCTGTCCAACCAGAACTTCCTGGACCCCCGCCAGCAGATTGGCTTCCCAGAGACGATCGGCGGCAACCTGCGCAACGCCAACCTCCAGGAGCGCTCAGAGCCCCCCAACCCACGTAACCCAGTCTCTATATGGAACGTATCCACCATCCCACCAGACCTGATGCGCCCAGGATTTGAGATTGGTGGGACCAGATAAAGAAATGAATGAATAATAAAATATGACGGAACACGAGATTATACCACTATTTAGTGTTCCTATATACAAGCGCAAGTTTGACATTCCTCCCTTAGATTTGAATTGGGTCGATTTCAAGAATAACACTAGAAATCAGATTGGCCAGAATTTCGATATCCTATCGGATGAACGTTTATTACTGTTGAAGCATATAGTGTTGGATGTCACAACAGATTACTTTTATAATGTTTTACATTCGGATCCTAATATAGAGATTTATATCACGGATTCATGGCTGAACCGAACCTACAAGGGTCAGGCTCATCATCAGCATAGGCATCCTAATAGTGTTTTGAGTGGTGTTTTATACCTCGAGGGCGACTACTTCAGCACAACCTTTTACTCCCCAATTCCTGATTTCTTTATGTACAAGCATCTCGAGACTACTCATCTGAATGCGGAAGTCTTTCACGTCAATTGCTTGAAGAATGAGGTTATTGTATTCCCTAGTAAAGTTCAGCACGAGGTTCTCGAGTACATAGGTGAAACTCCTCGCATAACTCTGAGTTGGAACACCTTCATCAGGGGTAAAATTAACGAGTGGGGTGCAGAGAGTTTGACACTTTAAGAATATAAACTATTATATAACAATGGATGATTTTCGTGATGTGATGACTGAGTGGGTCGAGCTCAAGAAGCAGCTGAATGAAGCCCGTAAGGATATCGGAGTTTTGAACAAGCGCGAGAAGGAGCTCCGAGTCTTTATCAAATCGTACATGAAGAAGGAGGAGATTGATAATGTAAATGTTAATAAGCAAAAGGTTTCATACAAGGAGCGTGTAACCAAGGCGCCCATCACTCGCGAGGTGATCAAGAAGGGCCTTCTGAGCTTCTTTGGTGGTGACGAGGCTCGCGCAGAGGGTGCATTCCAGGCTATTATGGATGCTGCACCAGAAGTGAAGCGCGAGTCACTTGGCATCACGGGTAAGGCCTAAAGATTTAGATTACATATACAGTAAGGCGAAATGGGATTCAACGAGTACGCTCAGGATTCTATCATTTACGGTGAGGATGCCATCGAGGATGATCCTCAGGATGACGGGTTGATGGAGCCTCTGGATCCAGAGACTTGGCAGGATTGGCACTCGGAGGATCTCTTGAACATGTGGATGAGTATCCGCCAGTATAAGGAGGAGCGCTATATCTGCGATCGTGCCACTTTCAATTCGTTTTGCGAGTGGTCTTACAAAAACTCTACGCATTAATTAAATGCCACTTCCGGATCTGACAGGACCAAAGGTTTTGTATCCGTCTATTTTGTTCGTTGCGCTAAAGTCATTCTACCAAACTGACTCTATCACAGGAGCACTTACTTTTGGAATTTTGTACTTTCTTTTGCTAAAGTTTGTACTTCGGCTCACCTTCAAGCCTGCTGACATTGTTGTGTCCAGCGCTCTGTTCTATATTCTCAGTCCAGGGACGTTCCTGAGCCTGCCACCAGGTGGATCCAAGATGTCCATCCAGGCAACTCACACCCTGATTTTTGGTATTGTGTTTGCGTTTTTGCGCGCCACATTCCCTCAGTACTACTGATAGATGAAGCACCTAGCTATAGGTCCAGGTGCTCTGGGATACTTTGGTCTTCTCGGCGCGCTCAACAAGCTGTGGGATTCAGGTGCCCTGACAGACTTGGAGACTCTGTCAGGGTCATCGGCTGGAGCACTCCTGTGTTTCCTGATTGCCATGACAAATTTTGACTTTGGGCAGGTTCTCGAACTCTCTCTTAAGGTGCAGATTCGTAGACTAAAACCATTCATCAAATCTCTGATACAGTCCTACGGTCTGATACCCCGTGAAACCATAAAGAGTCTCATTGTGAGTGTCTTTCCGGACGATTCTAATATTACATTTGCTCAACTCTACAAGAGATTCCCAAAGGTGGTTTACATATCTGCATTTTGCGTCGAGCTGACTCGGACACATTACTTTTCCGTCGAAAGTCACCCAGACATGCAAGTGATTGATGCTCTTTGCATGTCGGTGGCGGTTCCATTTCTCTTTTCGAGTTTTAAATATGGCACATGGCATTACCTCGATGGGGGTTCTGCAGAATCATCACCTTGTGGTCCATATCTGGGTAAACCGCAAGAGGATGTGTATATTCTTAGAATTGAATGGAAGGAGAATTATGAAGTGAGCAATTTCAGTACATATATTCAGATGATTCTAAACTCGATGATGAAGATTCGCTACAACTATGACTTTCCAACTTGTTTCATTAATGTTGGGGAGGAGGACATGTTTGACTTTGCAGCCGGGGATAGTTCAAAGCAGCGTCTCTTTTTACTTGGGTACAGAGAAGCAAAGGCTCCATCGACTTTTCAGAAATCATGTACGAATGACCGTCAAGCTTGTATGTGTCCGAGTTGTAAGCCTCTAGAAGAACCGCCACCAAGTCTCGGCAGTCATGAATCGCAGTATGAGACTCTTGATAGTCATTTTGACGATACACAAACTGCGCAAGATGTTGCAGATCCATGTGCACCTTGAACTTGGCCTCTTCAAGAGTCGAATACCACTCGGTATAACTCTTCATAAACTTGGGGCATCGATTCATCAGAAAGTGCAAAGAGCACACCCGAGAAATACTCGCCCAGTTCTTATCATAGCACCCAGTCTCTGGCCATTGCAAAAGACTCTTGTGGAATATCCGATTCGATTTTCCACCCATCCACTCCTGAGTCCGATGCAAAAACTCCAAGTCTCGATGCCATGCATGAGCAAACAGCGTCCCACCATTATCCTTGACAAACTTCAGGATCCTGGGAATTGCGCGACGCCAAGGAAGAACAACATACTCGACATCCTGCGACTTGGTCATCTCCGTCTTGCGCAAGACAGACTGGTTGTCCGAGTAAAAGGCTGTCACCTCCTTGATTTCCACCACTAGGGGTCTCCCGTGAGTCATGACTCGGGCTCGGGTCCTCCGGTGGTGCGCTACACTGAAGGGTATCACACATATGTGGTGAATCAAACCCGCCATGGTCTGCTCTGAATCGTAAGCACAGGCATATTTCATTATATATCGAGTGGTCTATGTGTTTATATATCTCACGTAGTTGGGTTGGTTGACGCGCTGAACAATAAATGAAGGGGCCAGATTTTTATACAGATTGTGAAGATTCAACAGTTTCTGTCTCTTGTTTTGTGCCTCACCCTTGATCTTGTACACAAAGAAGTTAGCCGGTGGCTTGAAAGCCTGACCAGGAAAGTTTGTCGCGAGGTATGCAGCATATTCTGGATGCTGGTACGCATACAGATTGTTAATATGAGCATTGGATGCGTTTTGAATCCGGTTTCTCATCTGATTGAGAGGCACCCCAAAATTTGCAGATGCACTCCTAAAGTATTTATTCAGTTGCGTGTAAACCTTTTTCAGATTTCTAAACTGGGCTGGAACACTCGCTTTTGTGAATATTGGGTGCTCCTCCATCCGATCTTCGACCCGTTCTCGTGTAGTGAAATACTCACTGAATATTGCGGAACGCTGTACGAATCCCCTCTTTGTTGGGGCTGTACCAGCACTTGTGGCTGGGACAACACGATGCATGACGGATGGATCGATGAAAGTTACGATCGTTCCTCCTTGTGGAAATATGGTGTGCTGCTTATGTCCCTGAAGGAATGATATTCCGGCTACATCTCCAGGTAGACCATGAGGGCGGTTTACATACACACCGGATGTAATGAAACCAGCTTTACGGTTTGTTCCAAAGATCTCACCCTCTTGCGTTCCCTGACCAAACTGAATTACTGTAGAGTCACGGTGCCACTTGATGTCATACCCACCAATCTTAACTGCATGACGCATGGTAATTGCAACAAAATTGTCCCAATAGTCACCAATAAAGGTGTTTTCACGCTGTGTAAGGCCTCGTTCGAAGATGAGGGAGTTTATCTCGTGCAAACAAACAATAAACTTGTAAAAGAGGTAGTTTTGACCTCTATTTGGATCGAGTGCTTGTGTATTCCAGAGCATATCTGTGGTCATATTCGGTAATATACTGATAGATCGAATATTGCGGTATCTTATATAAGGATAAGCCTGTAGAGGTGTCATACGAGGATCATTGGTCGGGTAATTGAATGTGTACATCTGACCTCTATATAGAATCTGTACATCATTAACAGGTACAGGGCTAAATTGAACCATAAACTCGGAATCCACAACATTCTTATTCTCGACTGGAAGATAATGAGGATTCCCGAATGGTGCATCAAGACATTGCCATATAAAATTCATAAACATATCTGTGAGAGGAGCATTTTGCGCTATTCCTACACCTCGCTTGACGATAACGTCAGCCATACATATACTACATATTTTTTTCTACGTACATACCATGGCTCGTGTTCAAGACTACTTAAGAGAATCTAGTCTCAGAGCTGCAGTATCTACAAGCGGGTCAGGGCTGATGAGTCAATCATATAAGAATATGGTCCGTGGCACGAACCAGAACAGATTTAGGAACAATTACATACCGAGAAACATAGCATTGGATCCTATCCCAAATCCCCAGTTCAATACAGTGAAGATAACACTACCGATGGGTACTGTACTCTTCAGGGCAGCTGGGCACCCACCAGACCCCAATTCGAATATGAATAAAACCAAGTTTCACTACTTTTACCCATTTGCAGGTCTAGCTGTCGCTGGACTTAGTCACAACTATTCAAGATTCTGCCTGTTTGCACTCAAGTATGATACAAATTTCTTCCTACTCCTAGAACCAAATGACAAAACAAAGATGTGGGTGACACACCGCAATGCAGCTGGCTATCCAACTACATTTGCTAACCCTGATGATGTATTGAATAAGGATCTTTGCAGAGCTGCGGGTGTCCAGGGGTGGATAGGATTATCTAGCCAGGATGCACAAGAGCATATCAAATTAGCAGACGAGTTTCCAATGTATTTTAACAAGGCTCAACTCATGGGAGACACTCGCAAATTTGTCCATTTCAACAGTTTTACAAAAACTCAGGGTTACGCTGGATTTCCCGAATGCGTTATGTGGTACGAGGATCTGCAGTATACATCGACATCAGTCAATAACAGGCGAAAGAAGATGGTGATTGAACCAATAACATGTCTTCATATGCCCCGAACTGGCACCAGAGGAGCCAAGATGGATTATATAGCAGGATTCTATACACAAGTTCTGGCAGAGGGACTTTTGCAAGTGAGGACTACCGCAAAAGTTTCTGGGGGTGGAACTATACCGTTTGCTCATTTTGTCTTTCCAGAAATGTCGACAAAAGCTCTAGCCAAGGGATATATCGGAGCTTCACGTCCGTATCTCAACTAAAGAAATCGGCCACGTATAACATATAATGGTCCTCAATGTCAAGAAGTTGGTTCCTCATGCGAAGCTTCCAGAGCGCGCTACACCAGGCTCAGCGGGATACGATCTATACTCAACCGAAGGATATGTCATCCAGCCCGGCCATCGAGCAGTGGTTTCAACTGGAATCACTGTGCAGCTCCCACCCGGAACCTATGGTCGCATTGCACCTCGTTCTGGACTGGCCGTGAAGCACGGCATCGATGTACTTGCGGGTGTTATTGACCCGGACTACACGGGAGAGCTGAAGGTGGTTCTGTACAACTCTGACCCTCGTCAAACGTATGTGATTCGGCCAAACTACCGCATTGCTCAGCTGATTCTGGAGAAGTTTGAGACTCATGAGGTGTGGGAGATTGAGACGATTGATCTGACAACGGAACGGGGGGACTCTGGCTTTGGCTCGACTGGGGTGGCGTACAAGGTGACTGGGGTATAAAATGCTCGAGATGAAATACATCAGGGTTAAACTTGAAAGGCTCTTCTGCGAGCTTCTTTTCCAAAAACTCTTTGGTCACCTCTGACCAATCATTTACAATAATTGCGCCATACTTGGCGTGCAACGGATCCAGACCAGATGAAAGCACAACTGGTCTAGCTCCGCACCAAGCAGCCTCATAGACCCGGTAGCTGTCGAGTCCGTATCCGTACGGGCATATTACACAGTGGGACTGGGTCAGTCGACGAAAATAGGCGTATGATGAAATCTTATCAGCCTCCTTGAATGCAAAATCGAGATCCTTGAAGTAGTTGAAGCAATCTTCGCGCGCATACCGGTATGGAGCATGCGCAACATACTGGGACTGATCATGGTCAAAGTTTATGTAGCAGAGAATGTTGCGCTCGGGAACCTCATTCGTCTGGAACTGGTAGATGGTATTGAAACCTATAGGGATCTGTGTAATCATGGGGTGATGGAACTCACAGTTGACTGCAAATACATGTGAATAAAAGGGCTTGATACTCTCAAACATCTGACGCGTAAATGGCTCGTCTGTTCTGCAGTACAACAAATCTGGCTTGCCTGGAATCTCCCTCAGAACCTTGACATTCTTCTGGAAGATTTGCTTTTCACCAGTCACCAGTACCGCCTTGATGTTCGATCCCTCAATCTTGAGGTCGGGGTTGTAGTATGGATCAATAATCAAGTCCGAGTAGCGGACATAATTATCATACGATATCAGCATTTGGGATGTACTCGGAAATATTAAACACACTTTTGTCGAGGTGGACGAGGTTCTCACACCACCCCTCAAGTAGCTCCTTAGTAACGTCTGACCACTTATTCACAATAAGTGCTCCAAACTTTTTATACAAATCATCCAGAGCTGAATGCAATACTATAGGTATTGCTCCATACCAAGCAGACTCGTAGAATCGCCAAGTATCCATACCGACACCCATAGGGCAAAGGACAAATTTAGACTTCATCATTCGTTCATAAAACTTGTTTTGGTTGATGTTGTCCTCCTTCATCACCCAATCACAACCTTCGAACGTCTGTCGGCACACATCCCTCAAAACTCGAGCAGTCTTGTGAGCTATAAACTTATCCATATATCCACCTACATTCATATAACAGAGTATGTTCCGCTCCCCTGGCGTATTAGGTGCAAGCATCTCAGGGTGCTTGAATCCGAGAGGGATTCGAGTAACTATCGGATCAGTTACTTCAGAGTTGACTGCGTATACGTGAAGCAAATTATGGCGCAGAGCACTGAACATAATCCATGTGAATGGCCTATCCGTATTTGCCCATATCAGCTCAAACTTGTTAGGGTGTGCAGCAAGATGTTCGACATTAAATTCCCAGTTCAGATCCTCACCATTCATATAGATACGAGTCGCTTCGGGGTCGATAGTCACCTTCTCATCTATTACATATGTGCACAAAGAGGCCAGTCCCTCAGGTGAAATAAGCATCTAGAAGAAAGACCCGCTTTCTTTTTAATGGTGGTATTCCAGGTTGTAGCCTGGGATGCTCGAGATGTCGAAGACGAGTATACAATCACTGCTTACGGAAGAACACCAGAAGGTGGTTCTGTTGCCCTATCGTTTGCATTTCAACCTTATCTCTTTGTGCGTTCGTCAGACATGGGGAGCTTTGCAACGTACAAAACCGTAAAGACGCGAGAGTTTGTCGAGGCGAAGGATCTTTGGGGGTTTCAAAACTCGACCAAGGTGAAGTTTGTCAAGCTAGGCTTCACAACCCTGAAGGATATGAAGTTTGCAGAATCTAACCTCCGTCGGCGGTATGCAGGCGCCAAGAAGAATCATCACTTCATCTACGAGGCGAACATCGATCCTCTGTTGCGTTTTATGCACCGCACAGGTATATCATCAACTGGCTGGATCAACACGGGTGACAAGTGCATCCGGTCTTACAACAACAACTGCACATTCGATCTCTACTGCCAGGACTGGAAGTCTCTCAAGCCGGTGGAGCGCGATGACATTGCGCCTCTGAGGATTATGTCACTTGACATTGAGTGCTATTCAGCTGATGGAAGCTTCCCAGATCCAGAAAAGGAGGACAATGTGGTGTTTCAGATTGGAATGACAACCAAGGTGTTTGGTAAGTCCGAGTACATGGACCGGACCTGCCTCTGTCTGAAGCGTACAATGTCATACAACGCCAAGTCTTTTACAACTGAGAAGGATCTCTTGTGCGCTTTCCAAGAGCACATCCAGAAAATTGACCCTGACATCATCACCGGATGGAACTTGTTTGGGTTTGACCTCGAGTACCTCTATAAGCGTCTTGGTATCTCAGGATGTACACCAGACGCGTATGTATGGGGCCGCCAAAAGGATCGGACGGTGGATCTCGTCATCAAGAATCTGGCGAGCAATGCGCTCGGGAACAACATGCTCAAGATGGTGCCAATGTGTGGTCGGTATGTGTTTGACCTATTCCAGGATGTCAAACGCGAGCACAAGCTCGAGAGCTACTCCCTGAACAACGTCTCGAAGCACTTTCTGAAGGATCAGAAGAATGACATGCCTGTCAAGGAGATTTTCAAGCGGTACGCGGATGGAGACGCTCATCTGCTCGGTGAGGTGGCTGACTATTGCATCAAGGATACCGAGCTACCACACGATCTGATGGCGAAGCTCTGCACCATTCAGAATCTGATTGAGATGGCCAAGGCGACTTGGGTGCCAATGAGCTTTCTGAGTGAGCGTGGTCAGCAAATCAAGGTTTTCAGCCAGATGACGCGCAAGGCGCGCGAGCTCGGTTTCATGGTTCCAACTATTCCATACAAACGCGAGAAGGACCCAGATGACGAGGAGGGGTATAAGGGTGCTACTGTGCTGGATGCTCAGACTGGCGCCTACTACGGGCCAATCACAGCACTCGATTTCGCGAGTCTGTATCCCAGCATCATGTGCGCCCACAACCTCTGCTACTCGAGTCTGGTGATGGATCCCAAGTATGACAACCTCCCTGGCGTTCAGTATGAGCAGTTTGGGCCATACAAGTTTGCACAGGGTACTCAGTCTCTGCTTCCAGCCATTCTAACGGAGCTCAAGGAGTTTCGCAAAAAGGCGAAGAAGGATATGGCGGCTGCGGAAGGGACACCAATGGAGGCGGTATACAATGGCAAGCAGCTCGCGTACAAGATTTCGATGAACTCAGTCTATGGCTTTACTGGAGCCGTTGGTGGAGGTATGCTTCCATTGGTTGCTATTGCTTCGACTGTGACTATGCGAGGCCGGCAGATGATTGAAGAGACCAAGGACTATGTCGAGGCGAACTTTCCAGGGGCCAAGGTGCGCTACGGCGACACTGACTCTGTGATGGTTGAGTTTGATGTAGGGGGTCGCAAAGGTCAGGAGGCTATCGACTACTCGTGGAATCTTGGGGAACAGGCGGCTGAGGCGTGCACAAAGCTGTTCAAGGCTCCGAACGATCTGGAGCTCGAGAAGGTGTACTGCCCTTACTTTCTGTACTCAAAGAAGCGCTACGCCGCCAAGATGTACGAGGGCAAGTCGAACAAGGATGGCACACCAGTACTGAAAGAGGATGGCACGCGAGTGGTCGCCTTCAAAAAGATTGACGTCAAGGGTCTCCAGGTTGTTCGTCGGGACAACTGCCTGTACGTGCGCGAAGTCTGCAAGGCTGTTCTAGGCCATATCCTCGAAGGCAGTGACCCAGCCCCAGCGATTCAGGAGGCGAAGGCGGCGGCAAAGGAGCTCTTGGCCGGCCGCGTTCCGATGGAGAAGCTCACACTGAGTAAGCAGCTCGGATCAGATTACAAGAGTAACAATCACACTCACTTGGCTGTTCGCGACAAGATTCGCCAGAGAGCCCCTGGCTCCGAGCCTCAGCAGGGTGATCGGGTCCAGTATGTTATTGTCGAAGGACCAAAAAAGGCGAAGCTATATGAAAAGTCAGAGGATCCAGCATGGGTCCGCGAGCACGGAATCAAGCTCGATTACAACTACTACTTTTCCAACCAACTCAAGAACCCCATCACCGATCTTCTCGAACCACTCATCGGCGAAATGAATATTTTTCAAGACATGTAATAGATGCACAGCACACTTGTATTGACATCGCTCCTCGTAGCATTTATTTGGGCTCTAAATTCAGTCGCCCAGAAACATGCTGTGAACAACATGAGTCACCCAACCGCAATGGCTGTATTCGCAGTAATGTACTTTACAGTCATGCTCTTGTATATCGGACATCACAAAGAGCTCATTAGCAAGGAGATTCGTAACATCATACCTTCGGCTATTTTGCTGATGATGGCTGCAGTCATACTGAACTTTATCGCCAATGTCCTCTACTTTCGTCTTATAAAGGCGAATGGTGTTTCAATTGTGACGGCTCTGACTTCAACCATGCCCATTTTTGTTGCTCTGCTCTCATTCATGGTTCTTCGAGAGAATGTAACACCCAAGCACATAGCAGGTATTGCCGCTGTTGTTGGGGGTGTTGTATTAATTTCTCAGTAAGTAGTACAAAATGCTTTCTGGTCCATTTCTTGCAGAGTTTCTGGCCACCTTCTTCTTCTTGTCGGCGATCCTCATCTCAGGTGAGCCGGTGAAGATTGCAGCAGCTCTGCTGGCAGCCATCGCCATTGCCGGCCCCGTGAGCGGTGGCCACCTGAACCCGGCCGTCAGCACCGCCTTTTTCATGAAGGGCGACCTGCCTCTGGGCAAGTTTGGCGGCTATGTTGTGGCTCAGATCCTCGGCGCAATCGCGGCAGTTACCCTGGCTAACTATGTAAAGAAGAACCGCGCTTAGATTATATGGAGGCACGTATAGCCCAGATGATTGAGGAAGAGGTGGAGCGTCGAGTGAATGAGAAGCTCACCAAGGTTCTGGAGTACATCTCACAGACATATGATGTGTCGATAAAGCAGCTCATGAAGGATTCAGCAACGATAAATCCTCAGAGCGAGACATGCCTTGGTCTCACAGCAAAGAACAAGAGATGCGGGAACAAGGCGTGCAAAAAGGCGAACAACGGCTATTGCTCGAGACACCAGAGTCAAAAGCCAGCTGTAGTCCGGACAGTCTCGACTACAACTTTACAAAATCCACATAATCACCCACCTTCACAACTCTTTGTAAAGGGTTGTCCGGGATGTGATCGTCGACCGAAGACGAATCTTTTGGTTGACTTTTAGCTTAGAGATTTTTGTCTCTTATATTTCAGGATGAGCAAGTCAGATGTGCTACTCCAGGCAATAACCAAGTTTTACCAAGATGAAAAGCATAGTCAGATTTTGCTCGATGTACTTAGTCACCGTAACGGTATATCTCTGCGAAATCTAGAGTACTTTGTGACCAACTACTCGAAGAAACATAACCTCACATATACAACTCATGCGGGACGCCCGTTTACTGTGCACGTCGCGTACAAGTCGAGTCTTGATGGTTACTCGAAGAAGTTGTTTGATCCATTTTGTCGGACGGAGCGCATCACATTCAAGATTGGCAATCAGGATATTGTCACTACAGTCGCCCAGCTGAATTTCATCCGCTGGTGCATCATTAATGGTGTGATTCACTTTTTGATCAAAGAGAAGCGATCCGAGCATACCCATCCGCAATCGAAAGAGTTGTGTAGCCATAATAATACACAAACATGTTGTACTGAGACTGGAGTTCCACTGCATAATCTGGGTTGAAGTTGATGGTCAGGCGTGTAATGTTAGACTTTAGTTTAGAAAAATCAATGTACCCACCCTGTGTGTACTCCTTTGGAGTCAAACCAAAGGAATACATGTATATATTCTTGAGAGGGACGGTAAGTCCAGAGTCCATTGGAACTTTGAAGCTGAAATAGAGACCGGTGGCGAATGTCGACAATATGTCGATGTTATTCAGAGTGATTTGTGCACTACTCAGAATGTCTATGTACTGACTCCTGAGTCCGGCAAAGTTGGTGTAGTTGACTGACGAAGTGATAAAGTCGGTTGTGTATCCGAACGAATATCGAGCATCGTAGAATCTGGTGTTGGTCTCGTACGATTTACGTTTCACAGCCCACAAGAGGAGGCTGACTGGGAATGCAGCAGTCAAAGGAACTCGGAAGGCGTTGTTACTTCCGTCAGACACTGACAGAACCGCCTCCTTCTTCACCTTGTTCACTTTGAATTCATGAGGACTGCTTTTGAAGTAGGCTCGCTCCTCCTCTGACAGGTAAACCTCCTCAACTATGAGCTGAGGCTGACCAACCAAGTCCAACTTTGTGGGATAGTTGCAAAACCAGGACCACTCATTAAACTCAATCACAACATATACAAGCTGATTCCACATGGCGCACATAGGCAAGAATGGCTTGTCGAGACGCTGCTTATTCTTTTCAAAGTGCGAATGACGCCTGCAAAAGAAGAAATCGAGAGGGATCATCATGTCAATCTGTCTGTTGCACACACTCGATACGGTTGTACTCGTCGAAAGTAGGTTTGCCCCACCATTGATGCATGAATTCATCGAAAGTCGCTCGTCGGCATCGAGGAAAATCTGATCACGGATGATATACCAGTCATCATTCAGCTCCTCGATGAGCTGACCATCCGCGAATAGGGAAACCTTTTTTATGATAGCTCGGCCAATTTGGTCGGTATACCCATATGGATTGAAATAGATGTTACTTACTGGGAGTGCTGGAAGACTGCATTTGAGATGCATATTGCCAATTAGGTCCCCAGACTCCTTGGGCCTGAGTTCTATGCGAACAGTGTTCCCTATGTACGATGAACTAGACAAGTTCACAACTCTCTGACCAATCGAGGCCCTGGAAGGCTTTGTGAATTGGTCAGAGAATGTGCGAGTTTCGCCGTCAAGATGCCCATCTTGAGGCCCGATTGCATTCAGGGCTATAATAGCTCCTTCACCAGAGGTGCCCCTCATCTAAAACACAGCTAGATTTTCTTTCCACATTTCAGACACGGGTTTTGTTGTTGTTACTGTCAGCTCTGTACGCGTCTTCTGAGCCTCGGAAACCAACTTTTCAATATACTCTTGCGTGTACTCGTACGTTTTGGTATTCAGCAACAGGTCAATCTGGGTAAATCCAAGAGTCTTCAGCTCATTCTCGAGCACAGCCTTGGGCTTTTTGAAGACTACCAGCTGACTCGACACCACCAGCTGTACAAACCGCTTGCGCTCATCCAACACCGCCAACTTCTGAGTCAAGACCTGGATGATGTGAGCCTTGCGCTTTTTCCGATAGCTGTACCGGATAGTAAAGTAATCCATCAGAATGTCAGTCACACACCCGTACCGCTTGGGTGTCCCATTGTGAACCAGGTACATGTTGCTCGTGTGAAAAGTCTTGCTGAGTGGAAGCTGACTCTCCTTGGCACCCCAAATCTTGAAATCCACCTTGTTCTCACTCGACTGGTTCTCGTAGCGCAATTCGAGCTTGTCCAACTTCTCCTTGAGATCCTGAGTCCACACACCCGGAGGGAGCTCCTTCACGTGCAGGACATCACCCGTCTTGGTGTAGACCGCCTTGGCTACCCACGTAGTCTGATTCTGTCGCTCAACCTCACCAGTGAAACCTCGCCAGTACGGCTTCATACTCACAGGAGCCTCTCCGCGCATCATGCGCATCAAGTTTTCTTTGATGTCAACCGGGTTGTATGGAGGGATGTTGCACGAAAATCCAGTCCCGATGCCCTCAGCTCCGTTCACCAGAACCATCGGAAGAACCGGCACATAGAACTTTGGCTCCACCTTGTCTCCATCCTCAATCTCATACTCCAAAATAGGATCGTCTCGCGAGTCAAAGATGGCCCGAGTCTGGGAGTTGAGCCGAGTAAAGATGTAACGAGGGCTCGCAGCATCTTTGCCACCCATCAGACGTGTGCCAAACTGCCCCGAAGGCTCGAGCAGATTCAGGTTGTTTGAGCCTGTAAAGTTTTGAGCAAGGCCGATGATGGTTCCCTGCAGGCTCTGTTCGCCGTGGTGGTACTGGGTCTGCTCAGCGACATACCCAGACAACTGTGCCACCTTCATGTCCGTCCCAAGGTTCTTCTTGAGGCAGGCGTAAATCACTTTGCGCTGACTCGGCTTCAGACCATCCATGATGTGAGGGATGCTCCGGTGGATATCCTCAGCAGAAAAGTTGACCAAGTCGCGCTGAACAAAGTCTGTGATGCCAAGCTCCTTGATCTTGCCGTATGGGACTGCAAGACTCGGAGTTGCCATGTGACTCAGAAGCCACTCCTTCCGGTCATCCGACTGATCCTTGGCAAAGGCAAGACTCATACTCGTCTCCGACTTTTCATCATACTTGAACCCAACCGTCAGCTGCTCAATCTTTTTGAAGTACTCCTTCGCCTCAACCGATGTGCTCGTACCCAGACCCTTGTAGTACTTTACGGCACCCTTGATGTTCGACTTGCGAAAGTCATCCTCTGTGAAGAACCACGTGGACCCAACCTTGATGACGGGGGTGACCATCGAACACAGAAAACCGAGCTTCAGAAGAGAAGGCCAGAAGCAGATGATCATATTCAGAACCAGACCCTTGATGTGACTCCCGTCAAGGTCCGCATCAGTCATGATCATGAGTCGGCCATAGCGCAGATCCCTTGTGGATGAGTAGACCCGGCCGTGCTGCAGGCCTAGAATCTGCTTGAGATGAGAAAACTCCTGGTTGTCCGTCAGCTGCTTGACGCTTGCATCACGTACATTGCGGGGCTTGCCGCGAAGTGGGAACACTCCATACTTGTCGCGACCCACAACCGAGAGACCAGCCACCGCCAAACTCTTGGCAGAATCACCCTCTGTGATAATCAGGGTACACTGATCGCTCTTTGCAGTCCCAGCCCAGTTGGCATCGTCAAGCTTGGGAATGCCTGTGATCCGCGACTTTTTAGACCCATCCGTCTTTTTTAGCTCCTTCTTGAGCTTGACATCCTGCATCGCGCTCAGATGAGTCTCCAGACCAGACGCGAGGAGATCCTTGATAAACTTGGGTTTCAGAAAATGACCAGTGTTAATCTTGCTGGTGCACTCAGTCTTGGCCTGGCTAGAGAATGTAGGATTGACAATTGTTGACTTGACAAAGATGGAGAGACCACTGCGAATCTGAGCAGGTGTAGCCGTCTTGCACTTTTTGCGAACCTCGTTGACAATCTGGCTAATGACATGGTCAACATGAGCACCACCCTTGGTTGTGCACACACCATTCACAAATGACACTTGCTGATAAGACTCGGAGTAGGTTGCGAGAATCTCCCAGTTGTCCTGCTTGTGCTTTGCCCATGACTCACACTCAGTCTCGTACATCTCAGCATACTCCTGAAAGTTGCCCACATCGATGTGTACATCATTCAGGTGAACCTTGCAGGAGCACCACATGGCTGCATCATACACACGCTTCTCAAACAGTTTCTTGGTCTGATCGTATGTCACACCAAACTTCTCATAGTCGGGTTGAAACTTAATCTGGACACCAGGCTTAGCCTTGGACTTGGTGATGACTGGCTTGTCGCAGACACTCATGTTGTTGCGCCACATCTGGGTGTAAGTCTTGGCTCCGTCAGACACCTGCACCTCGAACCACTTTGAAAAGATGTTGGTGAGCTTGGCGCCATAGCCGTTCCGGCCGCCAGTCACGCGCTCGACATTGTCATCATAGTTGGAACTCGTGAGGAGGTGGCCAAAGATGAGCTCGGGGGTGTACACACCCGTCTCAGAGTGAATCTCAATTGGGATGGAGATGCCATTGTTCTTCACACTGATACTCGTCGAACTCAGACCAACGTCGATGCGCTTCACTTCTTTGGGATGCAGAGTATTTTGATCAATTGCATTGACGAGAATCTCGTCAAAGATTTTTAGCAACCCCTGACTGACGGGGGAGGTTTTCTGAATAAAGTGGTCCCCATCCTCGACCACCCATACATGTTCTGTTTCGGGCACCACTGAACCGACATACGAGTCTGGTCGCTTCAGAATGTGCTCTGTGTGGGTGAGCTTCTTATACATTACATATACAGTAGCTCGTATTTTTAAAGCTTCGCGATAGCAAGCAGGATTGTGGCAACAGCGGACATTGTACTGATTGTCATGGAATCAACAGTCACGTACATTGCTTCAGCCACAGTCAGAGCCTTGTGATGAACAATAACGTCATCAATTCCAGATGGAATAACTGAAATGAAGGCGGTCCGCACAAAGTTTTTACGAATCATTGAACCTGAACGCATAGCCCTTTTAAAGACGGGGTGCCTCGACACCCGCCGAGCATGTACGAACACCCGCTTCGGTAGAACGGGTCCTGGCATTTAACTTATATATACTGTGATTTAAATCTTTATATTTAAAGCTGATAGTCTCCTGGAATATATGAAAAGTATTCGGGTGTTTATTGTGTGTGCATTCCTGGCGCACACAACTCGCTGGTGCGCCGAATACCTCTACTGGACATATTGCGCTCGATCATTCTTCATGTCTTTCGTATCATATGGTTCTCCAATGTGTGAATCATTCCGAAGGGTTGCTCACACCAACCACCTCACCATAGTAGATGTAGCTGGGCGAGGCCTGGGATTGCTAACCAATAAATAAACTGAAACAGGAGGGGAGATTTCATATATTCGGATACGGGAGTTTTCGAATAGTTGACCGCCTCCTTCATCCAGTTGTCGAGTTGCTCCCAAGTCAGTGCTCGATCGACACTTGGAGGTGGCTTGGCCCCTGAAACCTCTCTTGATGCGACATGCCGGAACTTTTTCATGGTGAGCGTGTATTCATAGCACGCCATACATACTTTCCTAACCTTCAACCCAAACACCTTGTAGACGCTCTGGTTGAATGATAGATTGAGAGGTTTCTGGACATGCCATGAACATATCCAGTCGAGCTCGTGTTCAAAGTCGCAACTAAATGAAATGTCGATAGGAGCCTTGCAGAGGTGGCATTTACACCCCCAGCTCATAAACATACGTTAAAAAGGGTGCCTGTTCTTAACCCAGGTTTAGAAGCCGACCCAAGCTGTAATGGCCCCTTCCATGCTCGAGGCTGCTCGCAAGGAGTTCCAGCGCGAGGTTCGCTCCTACGCCAGCCCGCAAGCTCGGGTGACTCCGACCGCTCCAGCGCCTCGCGTGGTCCAGAAGGTTGTGCCACTACCCGTGACTCGCGACGAGTACTGGCACAAGCTGTACGCGTCCGCTCTGAAGGACAAGTTCAACGAGGAGGATGCCGCCAAGTTTGCTGATAGCGCATGGCGTTGCCGCAAAAACTCTGTCAAGCTCTCTGACGAGAAGAAGAAGCACGCGCCCCCGATCCTCGCCAAGCCGCCCCCTATGATCTGCCAGTCCATGAACGTGCACAAGCGCTCCGACGTCAAATGCCAAGCTCGCACGCTCGAGAACCGCCCCTGCCCCTTTCGCGCATCCAGCAAGTGCGGCAAGTTTTGCAGCAAGCACGCGGTGTAATAGTTACTCACCCCTTCTAGCCATATATCGCTTCCACCTTGTCCTTAAGTAAAAAATAGTATACAATAATAGAAATGTACAAGGCTGTACTGAAACACAGATCTCTCGAGAAGTCTTATCCAACAGCAGTTAAGAAAAGCCCCAACCTAGGCAAGGAGGTCAAAAAGGAATATGAGAAGCTTACGCGCACTATCGAGGCCCAGACCGTCAAGAACGCTTACACCCTCCCATCAAACAACATAACCCGCGTCAAGCTTCAGGGCCCCCTGAAACCATCCCGATTCGGTCCACAGGCGCCCAAGTTCAACTTCAAGCCTTTACCACAAGCAACCCTTAAGAGTCGATTCGTAGAAGTGAAGTGGAATGATCCTATGTAAAAAAAAAAAATAGTAATAGTAATGCCTAGCCATCGCGCTGTAATTCTCTTTTCACTCTTGGCGATTGTTGTATACCTTATCACATCGAATCAGTCAGAGAAATATAAGTTGTCGGCCTGGGCGGCACCAGGCCGCGACGCGGCGGCGGCGGCGTATCGCGCGCGCGCAGCTGAATTGGGCGCGGGCGCGGGCGCGGGCATATTGAAGTTGCCGAGCGTGGGCGAACGCTCGATCGCCCAGGCGAACGCTGAGATGAAGAAGAAAGCCGAGGACGAGATGAAGAAGGCGAAGATGTTTGTAGAAGAACAGCAGAGGCTTGCACTTAAGATTCAGGAGAAGGAGAAGGCTGCAAAAAACTCTGGCCTGATGGGGAGAAGACTTTGATTGTGCTACATATAATAAACAAATGAATGTCGAATACAGTAATGAAGACCGTTGAGACTCGCAACGGCTCCAAGATTTACATTGGGCAGAATGCCAAGGAGAATGACATTCTGACATTTGAGGTGGCGTATCCGGATGATTTGTGGATGCACGCCAAGGATGCTCCTGGGGCTCATGTAGTCATTCACGGTCCGTGTACCCCAGCGTGTATAAGAGAAGCCGCAAAAGAGGCTCTTGCACACTCACAGGCAATCAGACCCATTGTAGACATTTGCAAGGTGGGTCACGTAAAAAAGTTTGGCGGAGCTTCGCCAGGTCAGGTGCAGATTATGAACAGCTGGACTTATAAAGTGTAAGTACAAGATTCTGGAGTTCTTCGCGTGATGCCACCATCATCTTAATTCTCAAAAGGCGCTCCGCCTTTTTAGGATCGAGCGGCAAATCCGCCAAGTAGTAATTCATATATTTTATGCTCGGTTAATCTCAAAGTCTACCGTGTTGATGAATAGGCTGAGCTCCCAGATTGATCCAATAGTGGGAAAGGTTCGGGTGACATACCCCGACTTGGTCTTGTGCTCGTTAAAGTGAATAGGCTTCCAGTTTGGCAGTCTTTTGGCGGCGTGCAGGTTACGGATTGAGTCGTCAACGAAGATGTGTGTATGGTGTTTTGGAAAGTCGTACGCAGCTGGCTCTGGCTTGAGTGGCATATGCAGGAGATTGTCTGGGCATTGTACGTAAATCTCATCACTGATGGCGTGAGCCACCTCGCCAGCCCACTTCATTGGGGCGTTTGTAAACAGAGTCACCTTCCAGCCAGTCTGAGTAAACTTGTGAATCTCGGCAGCCTCCTTCTGAAACTCTGTACTCGAGAGAAGATCCCAGAGTCGAGTCCGTACCGGTACATCGTACACAGAGTCATTAAAATCTGAAGTGTCGATACCGAACGAATCGCGTAGGCCACGAGCCGTGTGCCCACTCGCAGATACTAGCATGTCATTGAGCCGGTTTGGCTGCTTGCATGCCGGAACCTTATTGCGCACATATCGAACACAGTTGTCACGGACATGGTTCAGGAGTTGGCGATCCCGGATGAGCACACCATCGATATCAAGCAGAAGAGACTTGCCCGCCATATATACTTAGAAAGTTCAAACGCTTTATATCTAGATGGGTTGGGGAATTTGCTTCGCTCTTGATGCCCACGGGCGCGTTTACTGCGCTGATGGTTGTAATTGGCGAGCCACCAAGGATGACTATGATGGGTACCCACAATGGCCATCGGCTCGCCAGTCTGTCCTCGATTACTTCGAGGGTGAGGCGCACAGTGAGCTCGATATGATTCGTGATGAATGCCCTGGGACTGCTGCAGCACTCAAGGAGGCGTGCGACGAGCACATCGGCTCTGCTCTTGGTGAGTATGATTCTCTTACGGATCAGCAAAAGACTGATCTTCATAACGAGATGATGGAGAATCTCAAAGAACGGATTGATTCGCTCGAGGAACGGAAAAAGTCTGCATACGATAATTATATTCACCGCCGTAAGGCTTTCAAGGATTACAAGCCCCCGACGAAACCTCCAAAGACTCGTATCGAAGAGATTGAGAATACTATGAAACCCCTCGATTTTGAACTGTTTATGGAATATGCAGCGCGTGATTACGACGCAATGAAGTCGGAGCTCGCAAAAGCGAAGCGTGATTTGAAGCTTGAGAAAATGTTCACTCTAGAGTAATGTATGAGATTGTCCCAGGGCTATATCTCAGCAACTATCCAGATGCCGTCAAGAAAACTCCACCTAGAACATTCGTTGTAAACTGTTCCAAGGATCTTCCATTTGTATCAGACTATGGAGTCAGGATACCAATTGACGATGACTTGAGTGACGAGGCAATACATGGCCTCTTGTCCAGTTTGCCCAGTGTGCTTGAGTCGATTGATTGTGTACTACGAAACAATGGGAGGGTTGTTGTTCACTGCTGGGCAGGTCAGCAGCGATCAGCAGCTGTCATGGCAGCCTATCTCATGAAAAAGGGTATGAGTCTAGATGATGCTATTCGTTATATCAAAACGAAAAAGAAGGATGCGTTTATCAACTCTGTCAACTTTATGCCCGCTCTAAAAATATTTGCAAATAGAAGGTGTACGTAATGGGTCCGCATGCCAGACCTCACTATGTAGGCCTTTACAAAACCTGGCCCAAGAGATACTTTACAGGCCTCACCCCGAATCAGAAGATTCAGCGCGAAAAGGAGCTTCTGACTCGCCGAACGTCACTTGGCAAGACTGATAGTCTCGCCAAGCCACGCAAATCACAATGGACAAAGATGTTTCATGAGAAATATCCAAATCTGAAATTTAACAAGAATGCCATTTCTGCTCGAACTGGGATTCCAAGATCTACCCTCAACACTGTGTACAATCGCGGTATGAAGGCTTGGCAGACGAGCGGAAGCAGAGTCGGGGCCAATCCACATCAGTGGGCCATAGCACGCGTCTATAAGTTTGTACTCGTAACAAAGAATAAGGTGCCCACCACCAAGTACGATCCTAATAAAAATCTTAGACAATAACAAATGGTAAATAGTAAGAAGATTGAACGCGATATTCTCACATGGGGTGAAGCTCATCGGGCTCTTCCTAAGTCAAAGACCTGGCCACGCACACAGGGACCATTCAGTAAGTACAGCAACCTGAATTTGGCTCAGGCAAATGAATCCCTTAGGGGTAATAGAGGAGGTCTATTCATTGTCAATGGCAAGCTCTATAACTCACAGGGTGGGCGCATGATACCAAATCGCAATGAGCTAGAAACTGATTTGTTCGACTGGCTTCATACAAATAATAAGAATAACGTCGAGATGTTTGCAAACGATTTGCGCTCAACCTACATTCCCCGTTTCACTGCAAAAACATATGATGGAACATATGGTAACTACAAGACATATCAGTCTGCAAACAAACCTTCGACTCTAAAGCTCAAAGAGTCCTTCCTTAAACGTCTGTTTAAAAAATAAATGAGTATATAATCATAAATGCTCAATGCACGAGCTTTCGCAACACCAGAAAATCCTCAGTTTCATAGACGTCTGACTAGATTTTTCAAACCAAGACCCAAGGCGGATGTACCAAAGCCTCCTCCACCACCAAAAGAGCCTGACACGTGTCTGATTAAAGATTTCTTCGGCAAGACACCAATTCCACTTCACAATGTAGAGATTGAGTTTGATATTGATGAGGAGTAAATATAATGTTGGGCATTATAAATGATTCAGAGCAAGCCTGTACTCCTCGCAGCACTTGTCAACCTGATAGCAATAGCATTCATCCCACGCATATTCTCCAGCCCAACCAACATCAAGATTGTGGATGATCTGGTGTCATTTCTTCGCCAGCAGCGTGTAAATCTGCTGACGAGCACCGTGTACGCCTGCCTGCTCATCATCGGTGTGGAGTATGCTATGGAATACACTGAGGGAGTTCAGTCGCCACTGAGTGGACCACTGTCCGCGTTGACTGGTGGTCCTGGGAGCGCAGCTTGAGCCGGTAGCACTCCTTCATGTGTTCCTTGAGCGAATCAAGCTCTGGGTCACCCCACTCCATTTCTGGGGTGTACAAAAAGTCTGTCCCACCCACCTTGCGCCGACCAGTCCTGATCACGTACGGAGTCTTCACATACTCCTTGAGACCTCCATAGTCCGAGATGATGACAGGCTTGTCACGCATTGCCGCCTCTACCGCCCCCATTCCGACCCCCTCGGAAAAGGAGCAGTTGACATAGCAGTCGCATGAATCATGAATCGAGTCGAGCTGTTCATTCGTCACGAGCCCATTTATTATAACTACATTCGGCCACTTGGACTCGATCTTCTGACGGCATGTAGCCTTCAGGACAAGTCGAGCATCTGGGAGGTTCAGATCGAGAAAAGCCTGGATGAGCTGGCCGATATTTTTTCGGGGATCGGCGAGGTTGCCTATACTGTAAAACTTGTAGTAAAACTTCTCTGTGGGGCTACACTTTGGAGTGGGTGGGGGGGGATCAGGGATCCAGTGTCTCAGGACCCGCCAGTCTCCAGTGGGAAACTGACGAGAAAGTACTCCGCGCGCAAACTCACTCGGGCAATAGATGACATTTGAAATGTCGAGTAGCGTCCCGTATGAAGGATGTACAGTCTCAGTTTCGCATACAGTCATGTAAATCATCTTTTTGCAAATCTTCGAAAAGAGGGTCTGGATACGATCGAGCTGCCAAGGAACTGGCAGGAAGAATGCAAAACCAACATCATACTGGGTCTGGCTCGGATTCTGATCATATTGGCAGTATTCACCATTCATGAGTTCTGCATAGCGCATAGTCACTTGGCCTATTCCAGCGAGTGGGTTGGGGCCGACAAAGAGCCATTTCATTTCTGTAAGTAGAATAGGATGAGTGTGTTTAACGTACTTTTACTGAGTCTCACTGAACTGTTTGGTGATGTCCAATTCAAATCTTACGCCCGAACAGGTCTATCGAAGAATCTGCTCGGAGGCTTGGCGGGGTATGTAGGTGTTGTGTTTTTCCTGATTCGTAGTCTGACTCAGGGCAATGTGATGTGGGTCAACGGGATGTGGGACGGGGTGTCGGGAATTGTGAATACTGCGTTTTCATTCATGATTCTAGGCGAGAGGATGAATCACACATATCAGTACTTTGGGTTGGGTCTTATAGGAATAGGGCTAATGATCATGCATCGGGGCGGAATAGCATATTAAAAGAGTTGATCGCCAAAATATTATATGGCTCCTAAGTTTCTTTATACAGCAGGACTCGAAGACATCATCGACTATACTGAATGGGAGAAGGATGAACAGGCTCTTGTACGTGAGAGTGTCAAGCCTGGAGCTTGCGTTCTAGAGCTGGGGGCTCGCTATGGTGTTGTTTCTTGGGCTATCCAAGAGAAGCTCTCTGACAAGAAGAAGCACGTTGCGGTCGAGGCTGACTCGGTTGTGATCCCATCCCTGGAAGCAAACCGCGATAACAATGGGTGCGAATATCAGATTATTAACGGGGTGGTGGGGTCTCGTGAGGCTTACTGCTTCTACCTAAATGCTGGTAGCTTTGTTCTGTTTGATGACGAGATTGAGATTAAGAAGCCAGAGTCTGTCAAGCGTAATTTCACGCATTTTTCCATTGCGAAAAAGTACACTTGGGATGAGCTCGAGGAGATGATTGGTTCCAAGTTTGACACAATTGTAGCTGACATTGAGGGTTCCTTCCCAGAGTTTATTCGGGAGCATAAGCATAAGCTTGGTCAGATTAAGACTGTGATGTACGAGCGCGATGGTCGCTCAGGGGCTGACTACTCGTACGTTGATTCTGTTCTGACTGAGAATGGGTTTTCGATGAGCAACACTCTGGGGGATCAGCGCATCTATGTAAAGGCGTGGTGAGGCCAGTTCATAGGGTAGGGCTCGAGCTCAATCACCTCTTCCCAGTGATCCTTGTACTGCTCTTGTGAAAACTTGAGCTTGAGCTCCTTTGATGGAGCCTCCTTCAAAAGTTTCATATACTTGGGGATGAGCTCAGGTGCATTTGGAATGCACGAGATGAAGTGTACAATAAAGTCATCCTTGTGCGCAGTCTTGGCTCGGAATGACAAAAATCCATTGATCGAGTGCTTACGGTTCCACTCGTGAATCCAAAACTTGTCCAAAATATGAGGATTCTCATGTAAAATACTGTTCAGGATATCCTGATCGGTAAGCGCCTTGTTGTTACAGCTCTTACCAATCTCGATCATTTGCTGTAGGAAGCTCTTGACCCAGAATGTCTTTCGCATCATGTATACACCTCCATTGACTACACCGAATAGGCCACAGTGCTGACCCAGAGGAATCTCACGCATCATTATGATATCCTTGTTATCCGGACACTGGGTGGTCCAGTATGTCAGAGGAAGGTCCATGTTGTTGACTACTGCATCAGAGTCGACGTACAGGACCCACTCATAGCCCTTGTCGAAGCACTTGAGGATCCCATCATACTTGAGAAAGTTGATATTGACATCAGTCAGGGTCCAGGAGTCGATGAGAGTGTGGCCATAGCCCCAGCGCTTAGCATACTCCTTGTGAGTCTCTACACATGGCCCGAGGAGCCGCGTGTACTCCTCGCCGATATTCAGTGACAAGACGCAAATAGAACTCATTAAAGATAATTGGAGCTATTTGTTTAAATGGGTCGCAACGCCATTGTAACCTTCACAATCGGTGAACGCTACGTCGAGACATTCAAGCAGTTCAAGCCTAGCTGGAAAAAGTACTGTGACAAGTATGACATTGATCTGATTGAGCTTCACGAGCCGCTCGTTCCTGAGCTGACTGAGGGAAAGTACATCATTGCTCAGAAGATTCTGATTTGTAGTCAGGAGTGGTCAGCCAAGTATGACAAGATTGCCTGGCTCGACTCGGACATTTACATTTCACCCAACGCCAAGAATATCTTCGAGGCTGTGCCAGAGGGTAAGATTGGTATGGTGAACGATGATCCCTACAGCGATTATGACTACCGCAAGCACACCTGGGAGAAGAAGGGCTGGGGGACGGACACTCCTGAGGATCTTCGCAACATCAACAAGTATCAGAAGGATTACGGGTTTTGGCGCGAGGACTTCAAACAGTCGGGTATGATTGATTGTAATCCAGGTGTGATGGTGTTCCAGCCCAAGTTTCACGCTGACTATCTCAAGGGTCTTTTTGACACGATGATTGAAAAGATCAAGGAGATTCCGGAGCGTGACGAGTTTGGTCGCCGCATGCACTTTGATGGCTGGGTTTGGTATTACTTTCAGAATGATGACAAGCTCCAGTTTATCGACCACCGCTTCAATATGGTATGGCCAATCTACCGCACGATGCACTACGAGCCATTTGACACTCGTGAGGAGCTCATCATCCCCATGAAGAACTTTATCGAAAAGGCTTATTTTGTTCACTTTACTG